CCCGCCGCTGGCTTCGGGCCTCCACCGCCGTCTGCACCCGCTCCCCCTGGTGCAGCAGAGCAGGAAAGTTGTCATACGGCACATAGTCGATGCCCACAGCTTGTGGGCGGGCCTTTTTTACCGTGGAGGGCGTCAAACTTGTATCTTGGTCAGCGTTATAGCTCCAGTCGCCCGGGATAAAGGTGTCGTCAGCGGAGGGAATATTTTCCCGCCCCTTGGTCAGGGCCTGATTCACGTCATAGCTGCCTCGCCAGCCCCGCAGCGCCGCCGTGTTTTCGTTGATGGAGGAAACCAGGTCCTTCTCCGCCTCCACCACCCCTAGGGCAGCTTCGCTGGAGTCGTACTGCGCCTCTGCCAGGGCCCGGGCCTCTTTTGTGTAAGTCTCCACCAAGGCGCCTGCCTCAGTGTTGCCTGCCTCGTAGTCGGCCATGGCCTCCTGATACAGTGCTCCCAGCTCCTGTAGTCGCTGCGCGTTGTCGTCCGACCATTGCAGACTGGTCTCGCTTCCCGTCAAAACAGTGGAAAGCGCCTCCTGGGTGTAGCTGTCCGCCAGGTTTTCCATGGCCGCCCGTCCGGCGCCGATGGCGCGGGTTGCCTCTGCCAGAGCCTCACCCAGCTCGCCGCCGTAAGCGGTGATCTGCTCCGCGATGCCCTGGTTTCGTTCCGCGTAATACCCCTCGCCTCCGGCCGCGTCCAGCGTTCCCTGCACGGCGTTCAGCTCCGCCTCCGGCTGTCCCCAAGTCTCCTGGGCAAAGGAGCGTCCCGCTGTCAGCATCCGCTCCGTCTCGCTCCCCGCGTGTTCATAGAGCCCCCGGTACCAGTCCTTGTAGGCGTCGTCTCTCTTTTCATACGTCTGTATGATCCCGCTGACTGCGCCCAGCAGTCCGCCGATGGCAGCGCCTGCGGCAATTCCCAATGGCGTTGGGAAAAGTGTTCCGCCAATGGCCGCGCCGGTGATGGTGCTGGATACCGTCGAGGACGCAATACTTCCGGCTGTGTCACCGCTTCTGCTTCCCAAATACGCCCCTGTTAATGATCCAAACGTATTGGCGGTAAGAGACACTCCACCTGTTAAGATCAGAGTATTCAGCCTATTAGACAGAATCGCTCCGGCGTCTCCTGCTGTGGATATCTGACTGGTTAAGGTATTTAGATCGTCGGTAGCTTTTTGGACGCTGCTCTTTACATAAAGCGCTTTTTCAAGGGATTTACCCATGTTTTCCGCTGCCTTGGAAAGGACCTGCGTCGCCTGGGTCATTCGCTTTACCTGTGTGGAATATCGGTCGTCCACCTTGTAAACAATGGAATAGCTTGGAATACGATCACCTGCTTTCTTGACGCATGCTTTCTGTATGTGCTATTATTAAGAAAAAATGGAGGGATACAGAATGTCAAATCGCTTCTATTTTACTCTTATGGGGATTTGCCTCATTGGTATCTTTTTCTTTTTGCTCAAAATGCTCGGCACAGAGCTGCAGTATTATTTTTGATTTACCTTTTGCGGCCGTTCCCGCCCCTGCGGGAGCGGCTGTTTTTTTAGAATTGCTCTTTCAGGGGCAAAATGCCGCCTCCGTCCCTGTTTCTTGACTTGTCGCAAAAAAATGGTTTTGCCATTGGGAATTTAGGTAGATGAGTCGCCATCTGTGTGCCCTTTATCCCTAACCTCCATTTCTTGACACTAGTTTTCTCCCAGTGCTATCATAAGAAAAAAGGAGGGATGCAGAATGTCAAATCGCTTCTATTTTATTCTTATAGGGATTAGTCTTGCTGGGAGTCTTTTCTTTGCCCTTAAATTGCTCGGTATTATGCTGAACTGATGCGGGTTTTTGCGCAGCCGTTCCCGCCCACCTGGGACCGGCTGTTTTTTCATCTTCGTTTCCTCAGTCAAGCATCATCTCATGTGCCTGGTCCTGGGCGGAAAGCGCTGTTTGCGCTTCCCGCTCTTTTGTTCCGCTTCATAGGAGGCAAAGGCCCAGATCAGGTCCTTTTCGCCCTGACTTCGCCGGTAGTAATCCCCCGGCAGGAGCCCGTGGACTGCGTACAGGTAATACGCCAGGCCCAGCTCCGGGTCCTCTGCCTCCATCAGCCGTTTTTTACTTCTTCAATGGTGGTCCGCCGGTAGCCAGACAGCTTTTCCACTGCAATGGCCAGATCTGCGATCTCTCCCGGCAGCAGCATGGCCTTGACGGTCTCTGCCGGTGTCACGCCCTGGAACTTCTCCTGCAGAGCCGCCGCCTTCAGGTCCGGTTCCACGCAGCCCGCCAGCAGAATCTGGATGTCTGCTTCCTCTGTCAGGCGTTTGAGCTCCTGAACCCGGCCGTAGGGCAGGGCCCGCAGCGTGAACACCACTGGCGCGCCTGCGGCCTCGCTCAGTCGGGAGATCTCATATCGCGCGGTGGGCATGTTCGCTTTTACGGACACAACGTCCGCTCTCAGCAGCAGTTCCAGGGTGGAGGGGGCGGCGCCCGCCGCCCCGTTGGTCAGTGCTTGTTCCATCTTGGCCCCTCCTGTCAGCTGTCCAGAACGTCGAAGTCCTCGAAGGTGAAGGGGGCTTCGAGCTGTCCCAGCTTGGCGGCCTCCCAGTCTGCCAGCGTCAGGTCGTCAAAGCTGACACCGGTGACGGAGATCCGCTGATTGTTGGGGTTGTCCGGGTCGTCCAGATTGGAGATTAAGGTGTGCCGCAGGTCCTGTCCGTTTTTCAGCGCCTGGGCCTCCGCTTGGATCAGACGGGAGGTGGCGTTGTAAATCCGCACCGTACCGGTGCCGGAGATTCCCGTCAGCTTTTTTCCCGCCACCAGCGTTCTGCAGCGAGCCACGTCCTCCTTGGTTTTGTTCAGCTTGATCTGGCAGCCGTAGCACTCTGCCACCTGTTCGCCGTCCAGCCACAAACTGCCCCAGGTACCGCTCCGTACCAGAGCTGCGTCCAAAATTTCAGCCATATGTAATCCTCCTTACATTCACATTGCCAGGAGGCCGTTGGAGACCTCCAGTACAACGGCAAAATCCTCCATGGCATCCAGTACATATCCGAAAAGCCGGATAAAGACATGGCTGCCGGTATCCTCCTTGACCACAGCTGCGTCATCCAGCGCCTTGATGCGGTTGGCCTCCTCCACATCTCCGGCCTTGGAAGCCTGGTCGATCAAAAACGCCCGGATGGCCGCGGCGTCCAGCTCGGCGCCAGAGCTCTTTTCCAGAAGGACGTCGCCGTTTTCCAGCTCCTTCAGATAGCCGCGCAGGGCGGTCAGCAGGATGCACTTGTTGTCATAGGTGTTGGAGCACTTGCCCTGATAGTTGTCCTCAATGGTGGTCAGCGCATAGTACCGGATCAGATCCACGGCGGCCACCATCTTGATTTTCTTGAGAGCCTGTGTCTCGTCGTCCGCCACCATGGTCTTGGAAGTCACAGCTCTGCCCAGCTTTACCTGCCGGCCGTCGTTGATGAGGATCAGCTTTCCGCTGTTGATGGCCGCGTCGGCATCTTCGATGGTGTCCACACCCGTGACTTCAGGCAGCGGTGCATAGGTGGCACTGCAATCGGCGGGAGTTCCCGCCAGAATACCGGCGATCCGGGAGGTATACTTGCCACCAGTTTCGTACGTGGTGGCGCCCACCTTGATGTTGCTGGCGGTAAAGTTGATGATGCCCTCATGGTCTGCGGCCGTGTCGGGTGGCACGGCTTTTCCGATGTACCTCCCCTTGCGCTGTTCCTTCACAAGGTCGGCCAGCGTGGTGGTATCGGGGGAGGTAATGTCCGGGGGCCCACCAGATAATCATAGCTGTACTGCCCCAGGGCGGCGAATCCGTCGAAGACGGTTCCGCTGTCAGAAGATACCATAGAAAGGTAAATGCGGGTGGGGCGGTTCATCTGCCGGTGTCAGTGTGGGCCGGGGGTCCAGCCAGGAAGTGTTGATCTGAGCATAGGCTCGGTCGCAATCCCGCAGCAAAGCTTTTAATGTGAGCTGCAAATGCCGGTTGTCCACTTGCAAGGCAGGGAGTAACAGTTCCATGACCTGCTCAAAATCCGACGTCTCCATTTGTTCCTCCGATTCTCAAGCGCGCTCTGCTGATAGTGGACATTTTGTGAAAAGTTGCACGTTTCCGTGCAACTTAAACGGATTTCTTCGCCTTTAAGAGCAGATATGGCCCTCACTCTGACTACTATTTGACTGCTAATTTTGAAAATCCGGTGTTATAATAAATAACGAATGAGGTGGTTCATAGAGAATGCTCGGCAAGGTATCTGCGTCAATGATATTCAATTTTTGGACTGGCATGAGAATGTCCAGATGTATTTTGAGCTGCAGATACGTTGCAGAGAAAGACTGTCTTGCGCTTCTGCAGGCTCCCCCTGTTAGGCTGAACGCAGATGGGAACTGCGCGTTTTCCGAAACGCGGCGCGCCGCCAAGCTGTTGCAGCAGTTTGGCGGTTTTCCTTTTCCTGCGGCAGATGGACGGTCATCACCCCCTGATAGTTTGAGAGACCGCACATCGTTGTGCTCTCTGCTCCGTTGGCGCACTCGCCCGCTGTGATAGAGCCGGTGGAGTCCTGGCGGGACTTCTTCTGGGAAAGAGACCTCCGGCGGAGGGATGCGGTCAGGGGGTGTGCAAACGATTAGCTTCTACTACGCTGATCGAAAACCAGCATAACAGAACATCAAACCATTGCATGACCTCGGAGCACAATTTTGATTTTGTTAAGAACAAGTTCGGTAAAATATGAAAACTGTATCGGATATAAAAGGGGGCGGGCAATGTACTACATGAACAGCGATGCGGGAGCTGTGACGGAGGCTGGGGGAGCTGCCGCTTTATAACAAGCTAACAAGCTGTTGCCGGAGGAACATCAGATGGAAGCGATGCTTCCATATCTGCGGACCCATCTGGATGTGGTGGATGATCTGCTGACACCGGGGATACCACGCAACAAGGTGTACAGCACTTGGCGGATGGAGAAACCGGAGCGCTGAAGAATAAATTTCAGGCTTTGTAAAAAATACGGCGTGGATACTGAAAGAATTTTTCAAGAACTGTACTCCAGGAGACGGCAGAACTACATCCAGGCTTATGCCGATTACCGGTAGACGATAGAAAAGGCGATGTGGCAGCAGAGGGATATGGAGGATGGCGGGGAGGAGTGGGATGCTCATGAGGTCGCTCTGGATACAGTCTCCTTCAGCTACCCCATGCGCATTTCCCTGGTCCTTATCATGGAGAGGAAACCGAAGCACCTGATGCTGGCGGAACAGATGATCTTTGAAAGATTCCCTGCCTTTTTGTACATGGATCTGCATAAAGGCATGGCGGCCGTGAATCTGCTCCGATGCTGCAGA